GCCGGAACCGTAGCCGTGTGCGAGCAGCAGCGGAGTCAGCCGCGTGAGCGCCTTCCTGCTGTGGCCGTTGGCCGTCCTCGAGCTCACGCCCCGCGCCCTCCACCACCTCTACAACACCCTCACCACGAAGGAGACCTGACCTATGGGCTACACGACCCACGTCACTGGCGAGTTCGCCATCGAACCGCCACTCACCTGGAACGAGTTCAAGGACAGTCCGTTCAGTCCGTACGCCCCGGCTGGGGACGACCGGCTGGAACTTGTGCTCCGGGTCAACGAGGAAGTCGTCCAGACAGACGACGGGCCGCTGATGAAGCGCACCGCAGTGGCTCTTGCCATGGTCGACATCGACGAGTACCGGGCGCATGGCCTGATGGACGTTGTACAGAAGGCCGTTGACTCCTTTCCTGGCCACACGTTCACCGGCCGTCTGGAGTGCGAGGGCGAGGACAACGCTGACATGTGGCGCGTCGTCATCCGCGACGGCCGCGCGGTTGAGGTCAAGCCGCGCATCGTCTGGCCGGACGAGGACGAGGTCTGAGTGCCGCCCGGGTCCGCGTCGTGCACGCGGGCCCCACGAGGCGCTCAGCCCCGATCCGAACGGAGAACCCCCGCCATGCCGAAGCCGCCGCTGGGCAAGGTCGCTGTCGGCGACCGCCTGATCGTCATCCCCGCCACGTACTCGAACCGCATCAAGAAGGAGCCGGCCGAGGCCGTCGTCACCAAGGTCGGTCGCGTCTGGGTCGACCTGGACGAGGCCAACGGCCCCCGATCGTGGCACCTGCGCCTCGACACCCAGCACGACGGCAGCCAATCCAACTACCACGACCGGTTCCTCACCCACGAGCAGCAGCAGTGGGAGCAGCGGCAGACCGCCGTCCACGCCTACCTGCGCGAGCAGCGAGTCACCATCGAGCACAGGTCCCCGTGGCAGGACGAAGACCGCCGACTGGTCCTCGCCAACCTCATGCGGGCCCATGACGGCCTCGGCCCGCTGTAACGCCGCCTGACAGTCGCCCGGGTGAACGCCCCCACCGTGCACCCGGGCCTCCCGTTCGACCCGACCGAAAGGACCGCTCATGTCGAACCTGCGGACCATGCTGCACCGGAAGAACGAAGACGCGGCCGACGCGCAGGCCGGCGTTCGTGAGACCGGGCCGCGCGGCTACCGCGACCCCGTCGTGAGGCCGATCATCCTGGCGAACCGCATCTACAAGCGCAGCCACAGCATCTGACCCCGCCTGACCGCGCGCTGGCCGGGCGTCACACCGGGCGCCCGGCCTACCATCCGACCACCCAGCAGAGGAGCAGCACCGTGACCGCCCGTCGTCCGTCGAAGCCGTGGCGCGTGATCCTCACCGGCCCGGACGTGCACGCCGAGTCCGCATTCACCAGCGAGGACAAGGCGTTCACGTTCGTCCGCGCCGTCCTCGGTGAGGAAAGCCCCGCCGACACCGCAAAGGTCATGCAGTGGGCCGACGGCCGCTGGTGGCACTTCGAAACCATGCACAAGGAGGACATGCCGTGAGCGCCGAGCAGGGAACGCACTTCTTCTACATCACGATGCACCAGGTCAACGCCCTCGGGCCGTACACGAATAGCTTCTCAGGCGCGTTCACGCCGAAGCCCGGAGAGACCCGCCTCGACCTCTACAACGCGATCCGCGCCGATTTCGAGGCCAGCGACTCCAAGGTTCGCGGCGGCATCGTCCTCGCCTTCGACATCCAGCCCAACCAGCTCTAACCGTGGCCAGCTACGACGAACGCCACTGGGCGGAAGGACTCATCGGCATCCTCGTGCTTGCCGGCCTCATCGCGGCAGGGCTAGCCCTAGCCGCCCACTCCCGACACCACCACGAACCGGGCGCACGACCCCACTCGACCACTTCGCCCCTCAGCAACAACGACTACGGCTACTGGTACTGCTGGGACGTCGGCGACCCGCACCCCCACCACCTCGGCGTCCGAGTCACCGGCGACCACCTGTGCACCGACGTTGAACTCCAGCAGGCCACCCCGACGCCGTAGCCTGGGAACGACGAAGCCGCCCCCACCCGCCCGAGGCAGGTGGGGGCGCTGGTGTGAGGTGGGGCGGCTACAGGCGTCGATACGCGGCGGTCGAGGCGAGCAGGCCGATCCCGAGGAGGCCGCTACGGGCCGGCGAGTTCGAGGCAGACGGCGACGGAGACGGGGCAGCGTCCGCCGTGCACGTGTAACGGGGCTCGGACGGATCGAAACCGGAAACCGGGCCGCACGTGTACGACTGGCCCGACGGATCCGTGAACGTCCAACCAGCCGGGGGTTGGCCTGGGGCGCCTGGGGTACCCGGATCGCCCTTGTCGCCCTTCGGCCCGGGGACGGTCGAATCCGCGCCGGGCGCCCCGGCGGGGCCGGGCGGCCCGGACACCGTGGAAGCAGGCCCGGTCGGCCCGGGCGGTCCCGGAGGACCCGACACCGTGGCCACGGGGCCCGGTTTGCCGGGGGGCCCGCTCGGCCCCGGGACCGTCGACACCGGACCGGGACTGCCCGCCGGCCCTGGGATCCCCTGCGCGCCGGCCACCCCGGGAACACCCGGGACACCCCGCACGATGGACTGCGCCGGCGGAGCAGACGGGGTGATGCCGCGCTGCTCAAGCTGCCTGCGGGTCGTATCCAGGCCCGACGACAACTTGCTGATGACGGTGGCCTGCGCGTCCTGCTCGCGAGCAAGCCGATGGTTCTCTGCCTCGCTGGTCCGCAGCGCCCAGATGGCGAATGCGGCGACGAACAGGGCGAACGCCACGCCCGCACCCCACCTGACCGTGGACGGGCGTAGCGTCCGGACCGGTGCCGTCATTTCGCTCCCTTCAGCGCGCTCCAGGCCGCGATCACGACCCCCAGGAACGCTGCGACGACACCGAGGGCGGCCACCCATCGGCCCCACGTCATACTCGGCCGGTCCTCAACCTTTTTGATCCGGTCCGACAGGGTCTTCATGTCTTCGTCGCGGTCTCGCTCCCGGTCCAGCCAGCGCTGCAGTGGCACCGCATCCCGCGCTACCTCCGTGATGCGGCTGTCCAGTGCCGCATGGACCCGGTCCGTGCGCTGCTCGTGGTCGCGGAGACGCCGGTAGGTCTCACCTGCGGAGACGTCATCGGCCACCGTCACCCCTTACGGTCGTGCCCTTGTGACTACGTGGCCCCCGTATGCCGGTCAGGTCTGAGGCGGCACGGCCTTCGGTGCGGTCGCCGTCGGCACCGGGGACACCTGGCCGCGGGTGACGAGAGTGAGGACGGCCAGCACGGTGGTGTTCACGGCCGCCACGGTGCCTGCGGACACCTGGTAGTGGTAGGCGGCCAGGAGATCTGCGGCCACGGTCACAAGGGTGGTGAACGCTGCGGGCGCGATCGGGCGGGTCAGGACCGCGGTGACGACACCGAACACGCCGGTGACAACAGCGGTGATGGCACCCGCCTCGTCGGAGGTGAGGCCCACGCCGAGCGTCACCACGAGCGACAGGGCCGCGGAGACCGCGCCGACGATCAGCGCGGGCTCCCGCCCGAGGAGGAAGGACTTGAGGTTCATCGGAAGATCCGTTTCTGCTGAGGTGGTCGAGCCGCGGTCAGGCGGCGGGGGTGGTGCCATTGGTGACGTCCACGTGGACGTTGACGACCGCATCGGAGATGGCCTGCTGGACGGCGGCGACCACCGCGTTCGTGTCGACGCCCTGCTTGCCGAGCTGCCCGGCGAGCGTGTTGACCGCGGCGGTCAGGCCGCTTATCTGCGTGGCCACGGACTTGACGGCGGCGGAGGTGCTGGTGAGGTAGCCGTAGGCGTCGGGGATGTGGCCCTTCCCGGCCTTGACGCTGGCGGCGTCGGCGTCTGCGTTGCGGTAGCCCCACCCGGCGTAGGGGGTGAGCAGGTCGTAGAGGGCTTTGAGCTGGGCGGCCTGGTCCGGGGTCATGTCGGTCTCCTGTGGTGCGGTGGGGCGGGGGTACTGGCCGAAGTCGGCGGCCATGGCGGTGTCCCAGTCCGCGGCGCCGCCGAGGGTGGTGCCGCCGGTCTGGCGGATCGTGGCGTGCGCGGACCACAAGCCGCCGGACCAGGCGACGGTCTGCCACAGGTAGCGGTAGCCCGCCGCGCAGGCGCCTTCGATGACCTGGTAGCCGCCGTACACCCCGGTTCGGGCCTGCCCGATGACCGAGGCGACACCGGCGAAGTAGGGGGCCACGCTTGCCCAGGTGGTGTCCTCGTCGACCGCGAAGTGGATCGGCATGCTGCTTGGCAGGCCCACGGCCTTGCGCTGCGCGTCAGCGTTCTGCGCGTCCGCGATGCCAGCCGCCCGCCCGTCCCGGGCCCGGCCCGTGGTGGTCTCCCACACGGCGACGATCGACAGCCCGGCCGCCGGGTACGCGGTGACCTCCGAGGCGTGGAGATCCTTGCTGTCATCGTTGGAGAAGTACCTGGCCACCCAGTGGGCACCGGTCGCCTTGATCTGATCGACGGTGGGGCGGGACCACGCGAGGTCGATACCAGTGAGCGTCATGCCGGGATCCACCTCCCCTCTCTGGCGAAGCCGTGGGTGCCGCAGCACGGCCACAGCAGGCTGGGCTCCATGTGCAGCGGTTCACGGCTGATGAGCGTGTGTTCGGGGGCGGCCTGCGCCATCCACCGGCCCTGCTGGGCGCACCAGTGCCAGAACCACGGGTTCGGGTCGACCGGGTCCGCGGTCAGCCCAGGCCCGGGCCAGCCGTAGGCGATCGCCGACCCAAGATCGTGAACCTCATCCCACCAGTCGCACCACTGGCTGGGCGGCGTGGCGGGGTCCTTGACGCCCATCACACACCCGTGGCCTTCCGCCACTTGTCGAACGCCGCAGCGAGCTGCTTGTCGGCATCCGACGGGCCAGGGCCCGGTATCGGGGTCGGCGTGGGAGCCGGGGTGGGCTGCGGCTGAGGCGCCGGCGGGACGTTCACGGGGAACGCCCGGCCGGTGATCTGCGTCCACGCCGCGGCGAACGCGGACAGGTCGAACCCGGCGAGGAAGGCGTCGTCCTTGAGGTGCTCGGGCCAGATGACGACGTAGGCTTCCTCGACCTTGTGGCCCCAGAACCGGTCCGTGAAAGACGTCTCCTCGGCCCAGGTGATGAACTTCTCGTCACCGGACAGCGGGCCGGCACCGCCGCCGCCGTAGCCGCCGCCGAGAACGGAATGGCCGCCCTCGTCCGGGGAGGTCCGGGAGTAGTCCCACGGCTTCCCCTCCGAGAACTGCTCCTGGTTGATCTCCTGGACGGTGATGCCGACCCAGATGCCGCCGAAGATCGCCAGGGCGGCCTTGACCTCTTCGGTGTTCGTCGGGTTGACCTGGGCGAAGCCGAGGGCCTTCACGCCGTCGGGGCCGCCGTGCTTGACGAGGTACTCCAGCAGGGTCTGGATGTCCATGCCCTGGTCGTGGCTCGACCCGGGGCCGTTGGTGTCCGCCGAGCCGTTGGGGTCGAACCCGGGATTCTGCGTTTTGTAGACCTGCCAGACCTGGTCCTGGGTGGGGTACACCTCGTGGCCGGCCGCCAGCGCGGTCATCAGGCGCCGGAAGTTCGCCCACGTCACGGCCACGCAGTCCCCGGCCGAGTCGTTACCGAGCATCTGCCAGCCGCCGTTGAGGCGGGCCAGGTAGTCGGCCGCGGCCGGGTGCGCGGGGACGACGCCGGTGAGGAAGTGCGCGAGCTGCAGGGCGCGGGCCCGCTTCGGGGCGCGGCGGCCGTAGCGGCGCGGAAGGGTGGAGCGGGACACGGTGCCCTCCAGGGCGTGCAAAAGCCCCGGCCGGCAGGCGCGGGGCGTGGGGTGGGGCGGGGTGGCTCAGACGGTGTACCAGTTGCCGCCGGAGGGGATGAGCCGCGCGGTCTGGCCGGGGGTGAGCACCAAGGTGCTGGCGCCGTTGATCTTCTGGGTGCCAGAGGGTGTGATCGTGACGTTGTTGGCGGTGCCGATGTTCCGGAATGTGTAGGCGTTGGGAGTCGTCGCGGCACTGATCAAGTTGACTGCGAAGCCGCCGCTGGTGGCGTTGGCGAGGATCGTGTCGTCCACGATCGACACCGTGTAGGTGCTGGTCACGGTCACGACTGGGTAGGGCTGCTGCCAGTCGCGCACCTTCAGGCCGAGGGGGTAGCCGCCGACGGTGCCGATGCCCGAGCGGGTATAGAGGCCCATCAGGTCTATGGTGCCGCGCACGGTCGCCAGACCGGCGCCGGCCGTCGGGCCGTCCGCGAAGAGGGGCGTGGAGGTCTCGGTGTCGATCACGGCCTTCACGAACGGCCCGATGCCGCCCGAGCCGGTGCCCATGACGTAGAGGATGTTGACGCAGGCCTCGATGCTCGCCTGGTTGATGGTGATGCCATGCGTGGAGCCGACGCTGCCGAGGTAGGTGCCGACGACGACGAGCGCCGACCAGCAGTAAAGGATCATGATGCGGTCGGTGACGCAGTGCTCGGTCGCGAAGAACCCGAATGTGTAGCCGCCACCGATGGAGACGTTGCGGGCGATGACCAGGTCGTTGTTGCCGTTCGCGGACATCAGGACCGCGACTGAGTAACCGTTCGCGAAGGATGAGGGGGAGTCGAAGTCGGTGCTGGGGTCGAGGACGATGCCCATGGTCTGGCACCCGAAGTTCTCGATCATGCTGTTGGCGCAGCCGGACAGGTCCACCGCCGTATAGGCCAGCCCGAAGGAGCTGTAGGGCTGGAGGATTGTGAGGTTCCTGACGATGCCGAGCATGTTGGAGAAGTTGGCGGTACCCGACACGGACTGCCCGTAGGTGCTGCCCTGGTTGGGGCCGCCGATCACTGCCCCGTGCCCGTGCGCCGCGGTGTTGCTGCTCTGCCCGGAGATGCTCGTCCACACCCCGAAGCTGATCAGGCACGACCCGGAGAACTGCGGGACCGGCTGCAGCCAGTGCTGTACCGCCGCGGCCCCGTCGCTGGCCCCCTCGAATGAGAGGACGGCCTTGCCCTTGGCGTTGCTCACCGAGATCGGGCCGAAATGGATCTGCGCATTGCCCGAGTCGGCCGTGGACAGGGCGCCGGCCACGACGTAAGGCCGCGGCGGAAAGAACACCTTCGCCTTGCTGTTGCCTGCGGCGATGTGGGCCATCGCGGCATCGGTGGCTGCCTGGATGGCGGCCGTGTCGTCGGTGCCCCACACGACGAGTGCACCTGTGACAGTGGTCGTGGCACCGGCCGCGAGGACGACGTGGCTGGAGTCGGTGACGCTGCTGATCGTTGTGACGTGTGTGGTGACCCCGGTCGCCGCCGCACCTTTGATCATGATGGATTTGCCGACGTCACCGGCAGTGAACGGCGCTGAAGTCGCGCACGTCAGTGTCGTCGCGCTCGTGGAGACGTTGATCGCGCCGTCGGTGACGAGCTTCGCGTCTCCCTTGGCGCCGTAGGCGACCACGTTGAAGACCCAGTCGCCCGAGCCGAACGTGTCCATCCATGCGGCGGTGGACCCGCTCGTGGCGGCCAGGGAGCGGCCCACGGCGGGGCTCCCGGACACCGTGACACCGGAGATCTGCCCGAAGCGTGGGTCGTCAGCGCTGGCGAACCCGTCGTGGGCGAGTACCAGGCTGCGATAGCCGCCGCCGGCGTCCGCCCACATCTCCGTGACCGTGTCCGGGCCGTAGAACAGCGGGATCGTGCCCACCGGGAGTGCTGTTGTCCCGTTGGCGCTCGTCACGGAGGTGATTGCTGTCCCGTTGGCGTCCAGCAGGTTCGTGTACTGCGTCCCGGACGCCGGCAGATCCCAGAAGGTGATCGTGACGCCGCCGGCCAGGGTTGCCGCGTTCGCAGTGCCGACAGTGAAAGTCCAGTCGCTCGGGCCCTGCCCGAAAATGTGGCGGGTCACGGCGCAGGCTCCATCAGCAGCTGACCATTCTGGACATTGGAGAAATTGATCGAGGCGCTGACGCTGTATGCCGAGTACATGGGCGTGAGGGTCACGCTCGCGCCGGGTGTGAGGCTGGTGAAGTACCGGCGCTTGGAGGCGACCAGGCGCCCGGAGTAGGTGCCCAGGCCGCGCAGGTTCATCAGGTCGGGGTCGATGCCGGTGGTGAACCCGCCACCACTGGCCTGGTAGGAGATCCAGATGTAGCTGTCGGCCGTGTTGCGGTTCTCGATCCAGCCCGTGATCGTGATGTAGCAGCGGCCGCTCGGCGGCACGGTGAAGGTCAGGGGCGGCCATCCGGCGGAGGTGAACTGGCGCCAAGCGCCGGTGCCGTCGAGGCCCGTACTTCCGGCCCCGCCGCCATACAGCAGCGCCTGCGACGACTGTGCGGCGGTCGGCGGTGACGTGAGGTTCACCCAGCGGGTGCCGTTCCAGGCGAACTTGTCGCCGGCCTCCGAGGTGAGGTAGCCGAGCGCGACGTTGACGGGCCGGGTGTCCGTGCCCGCGGAAGCGGCGCCATCGGGGCGCACGTACCAATGCCGGGTCTTGATCTTGTCGGAGGTGATCGATGCGGCGCCGTTGACGACGGTCACCTCAGCCAGCGGGATCTCGTAGACGCCACTGTCACCCGCGTCGACCTGGAGCGCGGGGGCTCCGGAGCCCGGTGTGCCCGTCTTGACGTAGGCCGTGACCTCATACGTGCTGCGGCTGTAGCCCAGCACCACCAGATCCACGCGGGTCAGGCCGCTTGAGTTGCTGGTGATGTTGAGGGTGACCGTGGTCGACCCGGACGTCCAGCCGTGTCCGCGAACCTGCCCGTAGCGGGAGGAGGCGAGGAAGACGTGCATGCCGCTGCCGTCCGCGCTGATCAGTGGCGCGTCGGTAGGGTCGCCCTGGATGCCGTCCACATACTGCGGGGCCACCATCCGCTCGTACTGCTGATCGGTGACGAGATGCGATGCGGCCGGGTCCGGCCAGCTCGACTGGGCCACGGTCACCTCCGGGTTTCGAGGCGGCCGAGCCGCCGGGCGAGTTCGCGGACGGTCTTGAGAGTCGTGCTGACGGTGGACTGGTCCTGGTTGCCGACGACGGACGTAACAACCTCGCCCTCGTCCGGGGTTGCGGCGAGGCTGATGGTGCGGACCACGTCCTGCACTTCCAGCCCCGTCGGCAGGGCCACGGTCACCTTGTCACCGAGGAAGAAGTCGCGGCCGGCCTTCAAGGCGTCGGTGTCGACCGTGACCGTGGAAAGGCTGGACTGCGGGTTGTCGTCGGCCAGTGCCGCGTTGCCGGCTTGGGTGAGTTCACCGTCCAGGTCGTCGGCCACGCCGGACTGGTCCTGAAGTTTCTCGACGCGGTACCAGTCGGTGGCCGCCCCGGAGTCGACCTCCACATACACGCCGGTGGCCGTCGAGGTGTCGCCGCCCTGCACGAGCTCGGCGGTGGCCAGGGGTGCGACGAGGGCGTAGGAGACGCTGCGCAGGTTGCCGAGGGCGGCGGAGAACCGGCACGTCGCCGACCTGTCTTGGGGCAGGTAGACGCCGAATTTGATCTGTGTGCCGACCTGGCGGGTACGGAATCCGAGGCCGTCCTTGCTGGCCACAGTCCGGCACACGTCCAGGAGCGCCTCCAGGCGTGTGCTGATCGACGTGGACGTGCCGACGCCGGCCACGGAGTCCAGGACGAGCTGTTCGATGCGCCGGGCTGTGATCGCGCCGGGCCCGCAGTTCTCGTTCACCAGCGTCCGGATGATCGTCTCCGCGTTCGTGGCGCTGATCGTTCGGGCCGTCGTGTCTGCGGGCTGTGCCGAGAAGGCGGACGCTGGCGACGGATACGTGACGTAGCCCGCGATTCGGGCCAGGTCATCCGAGAACGAGCACGTCACCGTGCCGGGCTCGGCATTCGCGTCCAGATCCCACGCGAAGGACTGCGGAGTCTCCATGGGGCCGGCACACCAGATCGACCCGTCTCGGATCACCACCAGCCGGTTGCCCGGCCGCAACTGCGCCATGATCTCCGGCCATGCCGGGAGCGTGACCGTGCCGGATGCAGGCTGGTTGAAGTTGAGGTCGACCGAGAGGTCGGTCCAGCCGTCCAGTGGATCGCCCTGCACGGTCAGGTTCTTGTCGGTCACCAGAAGCGTGATCGCCATAGCGCGTCAGGCCATCTCGTAGCGCGGGTTGAAGGAGAGCGTCACCGAGCTGCCCGGGCCGGCGCCGGTGAGAGCGATGTTCACGGCTGTGTCGCCCGGTGGCAGGCCCCACAGCACCGCCGACGGCCAGTTCAGGGCGCCGGTCCAGTTGGAGCCGTCCGGGCCGCGCACGCCCGGCGGGTCCGTGGTGACCGTTACGGTCTCCCCTGCGAGCAGGTTGCCGTGAGCGATCCCCGAGGCGTTCGGGTCGATCGTCCAGGCGTCCCCGGTGGTCGTATCGGTGGCCGTGATCAGTGTCGCCGGCCCGGTGATCGTCCACGTCGGCCACGCCGTCACGAAACCCGGGTTCGTCAGCGTCGTTGCACCCAGCACCTGTGCGTTGGACACGGATGGGAAGGGGCTGAGGTAGTTCGCGGACGTGCCGTAGGCGCGGGTGATGGCGACCGGGGTGGGATCGTAGTAGTACGGATCCTCAGCCAACAAGGTCACGATCGCGTTGTCCCAGTTGATGCCGGTACCCGCCTGCCCCAGGCCCTCCCAGCCCTCTTGGTACCGCACCTTGATCTGCCGTCGTGTGCCGTCCGGCCGGGCGATGTCCAGGATTCCCGGGCCATCCCGCAGCGTCGCCGTGAACGCCCGCCCCAGCGCCCGCCAGGAGTCGATGAACTCCTGGTGCGTCGCCGCCTCGACGTGCACCGGCCACACGATCGTGCGGCCCTGCGGCTGCACATGCCGCAGTTTCACGCCGCCCCGCGGCAGCGGGTCCGTCGTGAGCGTCACCGGCGCCGCCCCCAGCCCCGACACACCCTCAGCGAGCGCGTAGTAGCCGAGGGCCTGGTTCGTCATCGGCCACACCGTCCCGTCCGGGGCGATATAGGTGATGCTCGCGTAGCCGACCTCCGGCACCACCACCGGCGGCGGGGGAGGTGGCGGCGGTGGGGGCGGCGGTGGGGGCGGGGGCGGTGCGACCGTCCCGGCATAGATCGGCACGTGCGCCCCCCTTTACCGCGGCCGGCCGAAGCGGTGCCGGGCCTCCACCCGCCGCTGCAGCGCTTCCAGCTCCTGCGGGGTGAAGTCCGCGGTGCGGGCGTTGATCTCGTAGGTGGTGTGCTGGTGGTGATGCACCACCTGCCCCCCGCTGGCACCCGCGCCTACGGGCACGGCGGCCCCACTGCGGGCGCGGACTGCGGCCATGGTGTCGGCCATGCGTTGCGCCTCCCGGTGCGCGTGCGGCGCGTACTGCCTCACGCCCAGAGCAGCCCCAAGGGCAAAGGGCTTGCCGATCTGGTCGCGGGTGACCGTACTCGGGGAGTGAATGCCCAACTTCTTCTTGATCGTGTTGACCATGCCAGCGGCAAGGCGGTCCATCTCCGCCTGGATGGACTTCTCCTGCGCCAACAGGCCGGACAGGAAGCCCTTCCCTGCCTGAGAGCCCGAGTCGTACATCGCATCAGCCATCGACTGCCCGAAGCTGACGGTCAGCTTCTGCTGGCTGGCGGCCAGTTTGTTGAGCTGGGCAATATCGGACGCGGACGCCTTCGACAGCAGGGCCGCGAGCTGACTACCCGGGCCGGCCTCGGCAACCTGGGACAGCAACGTCTTGGACAGGCCGCGCTTCGACAGCGACGCCACCTCGGAGGCGAAGCCGGCCGCCGTTTTCTGCTGCGCCTGCATCCGCGCGATTAGGCTGCCGATGCTCGCCGAGGGGATATTGCTGAGCGCCAGGAAGTCCCCGAGGCTGGACGCCTGGTCGGAGGCGTACTGCTGCGCCGTCGCGATCTGCGATTGGACACCGGCCCGCTGGTTTGCCAGCGACTGCAAGCGGCCGGACGTGGCGAGGTTCCCCGCGACGAGGCTGCCGTACCCGGCCGTCTGCAGCTTTCTGTTCAGCGACTTGATCGCCGAGGAGATCACGGACGCCGTCCCGGTCTCCACCGTCCGCAGGAAGCCGTTCGCGAGCGTGTTGGCGACGCCCTGGACGCGCTTGGCCTGCGCGTTCGCGTTCGACAGCTCCTTGTTGGCCGCGGTCAGCCGCTTCCGTGCGGCCTTCAGTTCCTCCTCGGCCGCCATGACGGCGAGGCGATCTCGCTTCCGCTGACTCTTGCTGTGAGCGGTCGCCTCGGCTTGCCGCAGGGCTGCGATCTCCCGCTCCAGCGCGTCCACCCGCCGCTGCGCCGCCGCCACATCCGACCGGGCGCGGCCCTGAGCGACCGTACCCGAGGCGTAGCCCGGAACCTGCATGCCTACCGCCCCGGCGATGGCCAGCGAGTCCGCGTGGGAGTAGATCCTTGTGCCCCGAGGGGTGACTTGCATCAACTCCGCGCCACGCTCACCGACCCACGCCGTCTGCCCGAACGGGGCAAGGCCGCCCTTGGCGTACCAGTGCGGCTTGTGGGCATTCCAACTTGCCCAGGCGGTGATGGGGTCGCCATACCGGCCCGAGATGTAGCTGAGGCCCCACCGGATCTGCGTGGCCGCGTTCGTGCGCCAGTCCGAGCCAGCGCTGGCCATCTTGTCCGCAGGCAGCGACTGCGGGATGCCGTAGGCGCCGCTGGACATGTTCTCCGCGTTCGCCCGCCATCCCGACTCGGCGTTCCACAAGGCCCGCAGAGCATCCATCTCCGCCTTGGCGCTACCCGGCCACAGTTGCGCCACCAACTGCGCCGCATAGTTCTGCGCAGAGGCGACGTTCGGGCTGAGCGGGACGTTCTTGTCCTGTGGGGCCTTGGCGCTGAGCAGCTTCGCCGCCCACTTTGCGGGCAACTGGACACCGTTCTTCGCCAGGTTCTCCGCCGCCTCCAGCGGGCTCTTGAACAGGCCCTTCACCACAGAGTGGAGAACCTTCTTGCCGGACAGCATGCCGTGCTGGAGGCCGGCGACGATCCAGCCGCCGTACTCCATCATGACCTTCGACGGAGATCCGATCTTGAAGACATCGACGATCGCGCTGACGATCTTGTCTTTGATCTGGCGTGCCCAGCTACCGAAGTCGTGGCCCTTCTGCTTCAGCCAGTTCCACGTGCCCGACACCAGCCCGGAGATGATGTCCCCACCCTGGCCGGTCAGCCAGTTCTTCGCGCCGGTGAAGGCGCCCGTCACGCGGTCGATCACGTTCCGCTGGAACCAGCCGCCCAAGCCGCGGCCGACACTCAACGCGCCGTCCTTCAGCCCGGACACGATCGCTGACCCGCGATCCACCAGCCACCCGCCGGCCGTCCGGAACGGCGACAAGGCGGGGCTGATGACGTGGTCGCTCACCCAGCCACCCAGCCGGGTAGCGCCATGGGCGATCCCCGACCGCAGGCCGCCCACGAGCTCGCTACCGCGCCGGATTAGCCAGCCGCCCGCGGTGACGAACGGCCGCAGCATCAGGCCGATGCCCTCGCCGACCTTCGCGATGACCCACTCGAAGCCCTTCCTGATGCCGTTGCCCAGACCACGGACCGCTGTGCGGCCGGCATCCACCAGCCGCAGACCCCACACGCCGACCCGCGTGGTGAAGAGGCCGGACTCCCGCTCCAGGACTGCGGTGCCCTCCGGGAAGACCCGAGCCAGGCCCTTCCACAGGGACTCACCGAAGAACTTCATCACGCCGCCGGCAGCATCACCGAGCGGCTTGCCGATCTTCCCGACGCCCCTCACGAGCGGCGCGAACACCTTCAGGATCGGAACCTTGGCAATGACCTTCTCCAGCGGCCCCGCGATCTTTCCTACGCCGATGAATGACGCCGCCGCGATGATCAAGTCCCACCAGTGGTGCTCCCAGAAGTGCGGGGAGAACAGGTCCAAGCCGAAGCTGGTGATGAAGCCGATCGCGAAGCCCAGCGACTGGTGACCGACGGTCTTGCCCACGTCAACCCAGTCGATTTTACTGAGGGACTTCTCCAGCTTCTTCGCTAGGTCCGCCGTGTGCGTTGTGATCCACTGGAACGCCGCGCCCAGCCCGTCGCCGACCTGCTTGCCGAGGTGGCTCCAGTCGATGTGGCCGATCGCATCCCCGATGCCGCCAGAGAACGCCTTTCGCAGCTGATCCCCGAGCTGCCGCGCCTGCGACTTCACCGTCGTCGGCGCCTTGATGGTCGAGGGGATTCGTGTCGTGCCCATCTTGACCGTCGGCGACGGGATGACCAGGTCCGGGCGCCGCAGCGAGTTCGGAATCACCGTCATCGGCGCCTTGATGGTCGGCGACGGCAAGCTGATCTCCGATTTCTTCTTCGGGTTCAGGCCGCTGAAGAAGTCCGAGATGAAGCCCGTGGCCGTGGTGAGGCCAGATTTGATCTGGGTGACCGGAACCAAGTTCACCAGGGCGGTCGAGAATTTTCCCACATCGGGGAGCGCCGTCTTGTTCAGGTAGGAGACGAACGACGTGATTGGCGGCAGCAGCTTGGTGCCCACCTGGATCGCGAAAACGTCGAGATTCGATTCCAGGATCTTCAACTGGGCACTTGCTGTCTTGCGCTGCGCCTCTACCGCCGCCGGGAACTTACCCATCGACTTGTTGACCTGGTCCTGCTTCTGCCGCAGCACATCCAGGTTGTTGAGCAGGGTCAGGATGCCGCTGCTGCTCCGGCCGCCGCCGAAAGCGCGGGACAGGATCTGCGACTGGCGCTCCGCAGACAGACCACTCTTGTCCAAGTGGTCTTTCAATAGGCTCACCGCGCCGATCAGCCCGTCCGGGCCGCGCATGGCCTTGGCCAGGTCGAGCCCGCTCAAGCCGATCTTCTTGAGCTGCTTGTCAGCGGCTGCGGACGGCGCGCCCAACAGCGAGAACGACATGCGGAGCCGGGTCGCCGCGTCCACCGCAGGAATGCCCTCGTCCGTCATCAGCGCCAGGGCGCCCCCGACCTGCTTAAGGCTCAGACCGAAGGACTTCGCAGATGGAAGAATGCCCGTGCCGATTGCTTCAACGAAGTCCGACATCCTCATGTTGCCCGCGCCCAGGACGGCGTTTACAGTGCTCGCCGCCTTGGAGAACGTTTCCGCGCCCTTGATGCCCGACCGCCACGCGCCCGCCAGCGCATTCGCAGTGTCCTCAAGATTCGAGCCGCCCACCGCCGCCAGGTCGGAGGCGACCTTCAGCGATTTCATGGCATCGGCGTTGTCCATGCCGACCGACTTGAGGTGGTAAAGCGCCTCGGACAACGCCTGCGGGCCCTGCTGGCTGCTCTTCGCCAAGTTCAGCACCTGGTTCGAGAGGGCAGAGACGTCCTTCGCGGTCGCGCCGGCCTGCGTTTGCACCTTCCGCATCTCGGACTGGAACTCGACGGCCTTCTTCGCCGACTCGCCCAGACCGACAGCCAAGGCTCCCCCGAGAGCACCGGCCGCCAACGTGGCCGTCTTCGCCAACCGGCCGACGCCACGGTCGAGGATGGATGCGCGTGACGCCACGCGGTCGAACGTCCGCGACGCCGAATCCCGCGCGATCAGGTCGAAGACGACGCCGGTGTACCTGTTCGCCACGACGCCCTCCCGTTCTGCCCGAGACGGGCAAGCGCGTGGCGTAGCTACTGATCAGATGCCTGGCTGGCCTGCTTCCTCTCCTCTTCCTCGATGAGGTAGAGGAAGTGCCACTCGCTCAACTCCCGCGAGGTGAGCCGCCGCAGCAGCTCCCCCTGGGTCATTCCAAGGTCGCGGGCGAGGGTGAGGACGAATCGGCGCCACCCCCCGTCGGCGCCGTCTCGAAGTTTCCCTCCATCGCCGCCTCGTCCTCTTCGGACATGCCGGACAGGCGCGCCGCCACCTCGTACAGGCGGTTGATGACCAGCGACGACTTCTTGCCCAGCTCAGGGGCGTGCCGCTCGCCAAAAATGCGGGTGCCGTTCTCGTTGACCAGCACCCGCACCAGCAGCTTCGCGCGGGCGTTGGTGACGTCGATCTCGCCGTTGCGGCGGATCGACTGCTCGAACGCGTCCCTCTCGGCGCCCGTCATCGCCTTCACACGGACCTTGCCGCCCCACTCGGGGCAGTCCACGGTCTCGGTGACGATGTCGTCGGCCGCCAGGATCGCGTCGGCGGACAGGTCCATATGGTGCTCACTTCCTACGTGATTTCTCTGGAGATCTGGTCCATGACCCTGTTCACCGCGAGTCGCGCCCGCGGGCCGGCGGCGGCCATGACCTTGTAGAAGTAGGGGTGCGGCTCCTGCTTCACCCACACCTCGGTGTTGCCGTAGACGGGATGCCGCCACGGGCTCTTGACGCCCTCCATGTAGGCCTGAAGCGAGCGGGCCCGGTCCGGCATCTTCCTGCCGTCCACGCGGATCACCGCGGACGCCCGCTTGCCCGTCGTCTTGACCTGCAGGCCTGTCGCCCGGGACATCTGCCCCCGCAGGCCGTCGGCGCGGTAAGTCCGCTTGGACGGGATCTGCCGGATCGACGCTCGCACCGCGGGCACCAGGGGGTTACCTGCGGCACGCAGTTCCTTCCGGAACTTCTTCAGCACCTCACGGTCGTCCATGCGCTTGAGTTCGCGCACGATCTGCGTCAGGTCCCGGCCGTGGCGAAGCCGCGCCGTGGTGACCATCAGGCCGGGATGGCGACGTTCTCCGCCGGCTCCTTGAGCACGGCGAAGTTCACCGTGATCTGCGCGACGCTACTGATGTCGGACACCTTCGGCGTCGAGGTGACCCGCACCGGGAAGACGTCCATGAGCTGGCCGGCGACGTCGCCCTCCCACATCCAGATGATGTAGCCGGCACTGTTTCGGGTCAGCAAGGTCCGCACGTCCACCGACGTCTCGTCGGCGTACATCGTCAGGCTGGAGTCGCCCGCCGTCGTAGTGCTGGGCACCTTCCCGATGAAGACCGAGCCGAGCGCCGGGGTGTCTTCGGTGTTGCCCGTGACTTCCCACCCGGCCGTCGCCGCGATCTCGTTGCTCAGATCGGTGCCCGCGTTGATCTCGCTGCGGGTCGGGGACTGGTAGTTCGCCAGCGTCGCCACCCACACGGCGCGGCTGACGCCCATCCGGTAGTAGCGGGTGCTGGCCGTGATGTCAGTCGCGCTCACTTCTCATCCTCCTTGAGGGTCCGCCGGCGCGACGGCTTGTCCGGCGCAGGCTCGGGCTGGTGGTCCGTCGGGGTGGCGGTGCTGGACGCCAGCGCAGGCTTCCTGCGCGGCTCGGGCTCCTGGTCCTCGGCCACGACCCAGCCCGAGGCGGCGTAGTGCGGCACCGCCTGCTCGTTGACGGTGATCGGCTGACCCGGCAGGTCTGGGTGCTCCAGACGCACGGCGCTCATACCGGCACCCGGAATACGGCCACGGACACGGACGTGACCCCGTCGTAGGTGACCGCCGCCCGGCCTGTGGACGGGTCCCGATAGCGGGCCGTCAGCGGGATGAACTCGGTCTTCCCCGCGGCCACTGTCACCGTGCGGTCGGCCACCGCCAGGTCCCCGTCCACAGTCCCCGGCGTCGCCAGCGTCACCGTGTGCGAGCCGGCATCCGCGTTCTTCACCACCAGGAACACCCCGGAACCCGTGGACGCCGTGTCCCCACCGGCTGCGGCAGCCACCAGAGCCGCGTCCATCTGTGATCCCTGCAGTGGGACCACCGTCGTCGTCAAAGCGGCCATGAGGCCCCTCACTTCCGTCACGAAATCGACACAACCCGCTCACGGCAGCCCGGGCGGGTGGGATAGTGCGGGCCACCAACGGCCACGCCAAGGGGGCACCCGGTGAACCTGCGAGAAGCCAAAGCCCAGATCGAACGCGACCACCCCGAACTCACGGGCACCGCCAAACTCCAGGCGATCAAGGAACTCCGCGAACAGGCCGCAGTCAACGAAGCCGCCGCGCCCACGCAGAACCCCGGACCGAAGCCGGCAAGCGTCGGGGAAACCTGGGCGCTCTTTGCCCTCGTCTTCGTCGGAATGCGGCTCATCGCCTGGCCCGCGTGGGGCTCACCAGTCGCCGGGCCTCTCTGGTACGACGTGCTCTATGTCGTCCTGCTCATTGCGTCGCTCACCGCCATCGCCGGCGCGTACCGGCGGCGCTAGCGGAGCGAGTAGCTCTGGCAGTCCACGCCGAACGTGATCTGCACAAGGGCGCCCTGCGGGGTCTGTGGCTGCGTCAGCGTGTGCGACCCCAGAGTGGCAAGGAGGACCGTCTTCCCCAGGTGCGGATCCTCCGCAAGCACCCCGCCGACCGCACCGAACAGGGTGTAGGCGCGGCGCCGGGCCGTCGGCATGTCTGTCGACGACCCCAGCAGCACCTGCACCGCACAGGTGATCGTGAACGTCTCCCGGTCTCGAGCCCGGGCCAAACCCTCGGGCTC